AAAATGTTTGTGCTTTTTGTGAAGAGTACAAACGAATACGTAATTACATACAACGTGGATCAAGGTAACGTGGATAATATTCCCGTTAATACCATTTTGGTACATAGAAAGAAAGAAACCAACACTTTATATACAATCAACGCTTTAAACGATTTAATTAAAAAATTAAATGGTGGAGTAGTTGATGTATCATTCAGGGTAGATTGGCAACACTATAAAAATTGTATTTTACTTACTCAAAATGGTGAGATCAAACAACTAAATACAAAAGTTTTCAAGATAATTGAACTTTAGTAAAAATTTATGTATTTATAATAAAATAATTTAGACACAATGAGCAATTTTGACTTAAAAAAATACTTAGTAGAGAATAAACTTTTAAACGAAGTTAATATACCATCTGATGAACTATTTATTCACTTTAGTAAAAGTAGAGAAAACTATACTATTTTTGCTGGAGAAGAAGGAGAAGTAACTATACCCTTTTCAGAATTATCCCAATTAGCTAGAAAAATTACATCTTTTCTAAATCAAGTACCAGATGTAAAAAAAGTTACAGATTTAGAAGTACGAAGCGGTATGGAAGGTTTAGATATACAATGTGTTTTTACAACATCGGCATCAAAAGAAGAATTAGAAAGTATGCTTGGTAAAAAAATTAAAGAATTTAGATAAATTAAAAAAGTCCTTCAAAAGAGGGCTTATTTTAACTTGGATTATTAAAAAATAGTTATTATATTAACGTTACAAACAAAAATTAATAAAGTTATGGATTTAAATGAAATGAAAAGCCGACTGTCAGCAATGCAGTCAAAATCGTCCGGTAAATCGGGTGAAAAGAAATCAGTGTTTTGGAAGCCATCTGTTGGCAAACAAATTGTTCGTGTTGTACCTTCTAAGTACAATAAGCTCAACCCATTCACCGAAATGTATTTTCACTATGGTATCGGTAAAAACACAATGGTCTCTCCTATTAACTGGGGTGAAAAAGATCCAATTGTAGAATTCGCTAAACAACTTCGCCAAACTTCAGACAAAGAAAACTGGAGATTAGCTAAAAAAGTTGAGCCAAAAATGCGTATCTTCGTTCCTGTAATCGTTCGCGGTGAAGAATCTGAAGGTGTTAAATTATGGCAGTTTGGTAAAGAATTATACATGGATTTCTTGAACCTTGCTGATAACGAAGACGTTGGAGATTTTACAGATGTATCTATCGGGCGCGACATTACTTTAACGACTGTAGGTCCTGAAGTAACTGGTACTAACTACAACAAAACTACAATTATGCCTAAAGTAAAGGAAACACCTTTAGCAGCAAGCAAAGATGAAGTTAATGCGTTGTTAGAAAACCAACCTAACCCGATGGATGTGTTTAAACGTTATTCGTTTGAAGACATGAAAGCTGCTTTACAAGAGTGGTTAACTCCAGAGGAACCAGAAGAAGGTTCGATCATTGATGATGAAAAAGAAGAAGCAGCACCAATAACAACTGGTAAAGCTTATTCAATCAAAACACCTGCATCTGCTCAAGTAAGTAAAGCAGATAAGTTTGATGCATTATTCGAAGACGAAGAAGAAATTACAGGTTCACCTTTTTAAACTAAAAAAACATTATGGCTAAAACTAAAAAAAGCGAATCGCTGACGGCTGCTCTATCCTCTGAACTTAGATCAAACTTTGATTTGACTAAGTTTAAAGAGAAAAAAATGCTCAATTCAAATGTAAAATTTAAAGACCAAAGATGGATCCCTCTTAGTCCGGCATTTCAGGACGTAACATCCGTACCAGGTATTCCTATGGGCCATATTGTTCTACTTCGAGGTCATAGTGACACAGGTAAAACAACTGCAATGATTGAAGCAGCAGTGTCTGCTCAAAAAATGAAAGTTCTACCTGTGTTCATTATTACCGAAATGAAATGGAATTGGGAGCATGCTACTCAAATGGGTTTGCAAGTAAACGAAATTGTAGATGAAACAACAGGCGAAGTCCTGAATTATGAAGGTAATTTTATCTATGTTGACCGTGAAACCTTGCACACTATTGAAGATGTAGCTGCTTTTATTCTTGATTTATTAGATGAACAGAAAAAAGGTAATTTACCTTACGATTTATTGTTCCTATGGGACTCAATCGGTTCGGTACCTTGTGAATTATCAGTTCGTTCAAATAAAAACAATAATGAATGGAATGCAGGTGCAATGAGTACACAATTTGGTAACAATGTTAATCAAAAAATGACACTGTCACGTAAAGAGTCTTCACCCTACACTAATACATTAGTATGTGTTAATAAAGTTTGGACAGCAAAAGCAGAAGTACCAATGGGTCAACCAAAGTTGATGAATAAAGGTGGATTTGCTATGTGGTTTGATGCTACGTTTGTAGTAACATTTGGTAATATTTCAAATGCTGGTACATCTAAAATCAAAGCGATTAAAGATGGTAAGCAAGTTGAATTTGCTAAACGAACAAATCTCCAAATTGATAAAAACCACATTAATGGTGTTCAGTCAAGAGGTAAAATTATTATGACACCTCATGGATTCATTACCGATAACGATAAGGAACTTAAAACCTATAAAGATGCACACGCCTCTGAATGGATGAAAATTCTTGGTGGTATGGATTTTGATATCTTTGAAGAAAATGATTCATTTGAATCAGAAAATATCTTCACACAGGAACCAGATTAATATGAAGAAAAACGAATTATTTAAACTTCTTGACAGTGTAGTTGAGGAGAATGACACCGTATCCTCTAAAAAGTATGACCGAGTACTTTTAATAGATGGTTTAAATCTATTTTTTAGGAATTTTGCAATGATGAATATTGTAAATTCTCAAGGAGCGCATGTCGGAGGTTTAGGTGGTTTTATGCGTTCATTAGGATCTTTAATTCAACAAATCCAACCAACATCAGTTTTTGTAGTATTCGACGGAATTGGTTCTTCCACTAACAGGAAGAACCTTCTCCCCGAGTATAAATCAGGTCGTAATTTGACCCGAATTACAAACTGGGAAGTATTTGAAGATTTAGAAGACGAAGATGATGCTAAAATTAATCAAATCGTTCGTATTGCTCATTACCTAAAATGTTTACCTGTTAGGACTGTCGCAATTGACAAAGCTGAAGCAGACGATATTATAGCGTATTATAGCGATATTCTTCCAAAGGCGCATGGTTCCAAGGTCTTTATTGTTTCATCGGATAAAGACTTTATACAACTGGTAAATGACGACGTTATTGTATATCGTCCAATCGAAAAAGAATACTATACTAAAGATACAGTTAAAGAAAAATTTGGTGTTCTAGCAGATAATTTTATTTTATACAAAATACTACTTGGTGATAACTCAGATAAAGTAGCAGGTGTAAAAGGATTAGGTGAAAAAGGTTTATTAAAGAAATTCCCTGAATTAGCTATTGAAGTTTTAACATTAGATGATATCTTTAGAATTGCAGAAGAAAAACATAAGGAACATGTTGTTTATGCTCGAGTTGCTTTTGAAAGAGAGCGATTAGAACAAAACTACAGAATTATGAATCTTAAAAAACCATTATTAGATGATGGTGATAAAGAGTTTTTAACTGCTTTTGCAGAGTCTGATAACTTAGCTTTGAATAGCGAAGCTTTCTTACGATTTTACCACGATGATGGATTAGGGCACTTGATTAAAAATGTAGAATTTTGGATTAAAGATACCTTTAAAGTACTAAACAGTTTTAAATAAATAAGTTATATATGACATTAACCTCCTTGAATTCCTACGGAACAGGATTCCAAATTAAAGTATTATCTTCGCTTTTAACTCATAAAGAGTTTCTACTTAATATACATGATGCACTGAGTGAAGAATATTTTGATAATAACGCCCACAAATGGATTATTAAAGAAATTTTAAAATATTACTCAAAATATCACACAACACCTACAATGGATGTGTTGAAAGTAGAGTTAAAGAAAATTGACAACGAAGTATTACAAATTTCAATTAAAGAACAATTACGTGAAGCATATAAATCTTCAGATGAAGATCTTAAATATGTTGAAGAAGAATTTTCTAATTTTTGTAAAAACCAACAACTTAAAAGGGCATTATTAACTAGCGTAGATTTTTTAAATGCAGGAGATTATGATTCAATTCGTTCATTAATTGATAACGCATTAAAATCGGGTCAAGACAAAAATGTAGGTCATGAATACAATAAAGAAGTTGAATCTCGTTATAGAGAAGATCATAGAATTGTAGTACCTTGTCCTTGGGAACCATTTAATCAATTACTTCAAGGTGGTTTAGGTAATGGTGATTTTGGATTAATATTTGGTAATCCTGGAGGTGGTAAATCTTGGATATTAGTTGCTTTAGGTGGTTATGCAGTTAAAATGGGTTACAATGTATTACATTATACCTTAGAATTAGGTGAAGATTATGTAGGTCGTCGTTATGATTCATTTTTTACAAATATTCCAGTAAATAGAATTACCGAACAAAAATACAGATCTAAAGTAGAAGAAGTTATTTCAGAATTACAAGGACAATTAATTATTAAAGAATATTCTCCTGGAAAAGCATCAATGTCTACCATTGAATCACATATTAAAAAATGTATAGATCAAGATTTCAAACCAGATTTGATTATTATTGATTATGTAGATCTTCTTCGCTCAAAAAGAACAAATCGTGAGCGTAAGGATGAAATAGATGATATTTATATTAGCACTAAAGCACTTGCTAGAGAATTACAATTACCAGTTTGGTCTGTATCTCAAGTAAATCGCGCAGGTGCAAAAGATGATATTATTGAAGGTGATAAAGCCGCAGGATCATATGATAAAATGATGGTCACTGATGTTGCTATATCCTTATCAAGAAAACGTCAGGATAAAGTAAACGGAACAGGTAGATTTCACATTATGAAAAATAGATATGGTATGGATGGGATGAGTTTTAATGTGAAAGCAGATACATCTACGGGTCACTTTGAAGTTTCTGAACGTATGGAGAATGATGAAGATGAAGGAACTACTTCAACAAGTACTTCACAACCTACTTTTAGTACAATTGATTCTATGGATAAAAAAGATCTTAGAAACAAATTTTTTGCCCTTAACTCTTAATAAAAAATTATGAAAAGTAGTATTATAAAACCTAGGTTAGTGTATAAACCTTTTGAGTATCCTGAAGCCTATGATTTTTGGCTTAAACAACAACAAGCACATTGGTTACACACTGAAGTGCCTATGATGAGTGATTTGAATGATTGGAAATCAAATCTAAATGAAACGGAAAAAAATATTATTGGCTCGATTTTAAAAGGTTTTGCTCAAACAGAAACTATTGTAAATGACTATTGGACTCAATTAGTTACAAAATGGTTCCGTAAACCGGAAGTTATTATGATGGCTACAACATTTGGTGCATTTGAAACAATCCATGCTGAAGCTTATTCATTATTAAACGAAACACTTGGCCTTGAAAACTTTGATGAATTCTTAGAAGATGAAGCAACAATGGCTAAAATTCAAACATTAATGGATGTAAGAGATCATCATGTTGATGAAAATAATCTTCACGAAATTGCAAAATCATTAGCTATATTCTCAGCATTTACAGAAGGTGTTAATTTGTTCTCTTCATTTGCAGTATTGTTAAGCTTTAAAATGCGTAATAAACTTAAAGGTGTTGGTCAAATCGTTGAATGGTCTATTAGAGACGAATCACTACACTCAGAAGCTGGGTGTTGGTTATTTAGAACATTATTACAGGAAAATCCAAAATTAAAAACTCAAGAACTTGAAGCTGCTATTAATGAAGCTGCTTTACTATCTCTTAAACTTGAGCTTGATTTTATCAAGAAAATTTATGAACTTGGTGACTTAGAAGGTTGTTCACAATATGATTTAGAAAACTTTATTAAAAATAGAGTTAATACTAAATTAGGTGATTTAGGTTATAAATCAATCATTTCAAATATTGATATGACAGCCGTAGAAAGAATGAAATGGTTTGATCACTTATCAGCCGGTAAACAACACACAGATTTCTTTGCTAATAGAGTAACTAATTACTCTAAAGGACACATGAATTGGGATGAATCAGATATTTTTTAAAAATAAACAATGGACAATAATTTAGTAGCAGATTACACACAATGGGAACGTGGTAAAGATTATCCTGAATTTTTTGATGAAGTAGCTTTATCAACAATATCAAAAGGATATTTAATACCAGGAGAAACTCCTAAAAAAGCATATAGAAGGGTCGCTCATGCTGTTGCAACGAGATTAAATCGACCTGACTTAGAAAATAAATTTTTTAAATATATTTGGAATGGATGGATTGGACTTGCAAGCCCAGTACTCTCAAATACGGGGACAGACAGAGGATTACCGATTAGTTGCTTTGGCATCGATACTCCGGATTCAGTCAGAGGTATTGGCCTTACAAACGCAGAACTTATGCGCCTCACCTCGTATGGTGGAGGCGTTGGAATCTCCCTCTCAAGAATTAGAGGTCGAGGATCAAACATTACTGGAAATGGTAAGTCAGAAGGAGTAGTTCCTTGGGCTAAAATTTATGACTCAACTATTATTGCAACTAATCAAGGTTCAGTACGTAGAGGTGCAGCTTCAGTAAACTTAGATATTAACCATGTTGATATTAAAGAATTTTTACAAATTCGCAGACCTAAAGGTGATCCTAATAGACAATGTCTAAACTTACACCAATGTGTAGTTGTAGATGATGCGTTTATGAAGCGATTGAATGATAGGGATAGCGAAGCCATGTCGTTATGGATGGAAATACTTAAATCACGTGTGGAAACGGGTGAACCATATGTTATGTTTAAGGATAACGTCAATAAAGATAATCCTTTAGCATATAGAATGAATAACTTAGATGTTTCTATGACTAATATCTGTACTGAAATCACTTTACATACAGACGAGGAACATTCATTTATTTGTTGTTTAAGTTCATTAAATTTAGCTAAATATGATGAATGGAAAAACACAGATGTAATTGAAACTGCAGTTTATTTCTTAGATGGTGTAATGGAAGAATTTATCGTTAAAACAAACGGTAAAGATTCAATGATTCGTTCTCATAGACATGCTAAAAAAGGTCGTGCATTAGGTTTAGGTGTAATGGGGTGGCATACGTTCTTACAACAAAAGAATCTACCATTTAATTCAATAGCTTCAACAGCATGGACACATACTATTTTTAGTGATATTAAAATGAAAGCTGAAGCAGCATCACGTCAATTAGCAGCTGAATATGGTGAACCATTTTGGTGTAAAGGTACAGGTATGAGAAATACACACTTGTTAGCTATTGCCCCTACAGTATCAAATTCACGTTTAAATAACTGTTCAGCAGGTATTGAACCTCAACCAGCCAACGTTTATGTATTTAATGGTGCTAAAGGAACATTTATTGTTAAAAATCCTGAATTGGAAACATTACTTAATAATAAAAATAAAAATTCAAATAAAGTTTGGGATCAAATTTTAGCAGATAATGGTTCAGTTGCTAACTTACCTAGTGATGTATTGAGTGAAGATGAAAAAGAAGTATTCTTAACATTCCCAGAAATTAATCAGTTAGGTTTAGTACAACAAGCAGCAATTCGCCAACGTTATATTGATCAAACTCAATCCTTGAACTTAGCATTTGATCCAACTGATTCACCAAAATGGATTAATCAGGTACATATAGAAGCTCATAAATTAGGAATTAAAACACTATATTATCTCCGTACAGACTCAGTAATTAAAGGTGATTTAGGATCTAGAACATCTGAAGATTGCCAAGCCTGTGATGGATAAAAATTAAAAATTATGGAAAAAATTAAAGAACGAATATTCCCTTTAATAATAGCACTTTCCGCATTATCAGTTTCTGCTTCGGCCGCTTTCTATTCAGTTAGTGGCCTTAGTAAACTGTTTGCTGGTGCAAGTTTAGAGGTGATTATTATGGCTTCTTCACTTGAGGTAGCTAAATTAGTAATAGCATCTTTATTATACCAATATTGGGATAAATTAAATAATACATTAAAAGTTTATCTTACAATAGCTTGTACTGTATTAATTTTAATTACATCGATGGGTATTTATGGTTTCCTATCATCAGCATATCAAGAAACAGCAAACAAAGATGGTTTTGTAACCCAACAAGTTACTGCTTTAGAAACTAAAAAAAGTTTATACGAGCAAAATAGAGATAATATATTAAAAGAAAAACAATCTCTAGCTGAATTAAAAGGTACATTATCAAAAGGATCTACAACTCAATATACTGATAAAAAAGGTAATTTAGTAATTAGATCAAATAATGCAACTATTAGAAATATTGAAGTAGCTAATAAATCAGATGAAAAATTATCTACTAAATTAGATGTAGTAAATGATTCTATTTTTAGTTTAGAAAATAAAATCCTTGAAGTTAAAACTAAGGGTGATGCTGCTAGTGAATTAGGTCCACTTAAATATCTTTCAGAATTAACCGGTGTTGAAATGAATCGAATTATTAACTGGTTATTATTGATAATCATCTTTGTATTTGATCCATTAGCTATTGCTTTGGTAATCGCTGCTAACTTTGCTTTTACTCAATTACGTAAGATACCTAAACATGATGAATTAACTGAGGAAGATAAAGAATGGTTAGAGGCTAATTTAGTTGAAGACGAAGAATCTAAACAAACAGGTACTCCATTAATGGTAGATCTTAAAACAGGTAAATTTTACTACGAGGAACCAGAAGAAAATATATATCGTGAAGATAAAAATTTTCCACTTGATGAAACTGATAATAATAAAACTCTAAATAAACATACAGAATCAATAGAAAATATGAGAAAAATTGTTGAATCATATGATAATCTACAAAACATTGCAGATTTTACTCAATATAATTATGCTAAAGATTCGTTAATAAACGATATTGATAAACATAAAAAAGACGACGATACTATAACGTATTTTTAAAAAAAAAGAGCGTTTAATAGCGCTCTTCTTTATTTTGTATTGATATAGCTATAATTCTATTATATTCATCTAATGTTAATCTAGTTTTAGTAACTATTATAACATGGTCTTCATAAATTAGTGCTTGTCTAGTTGTTTTAGGAGTTTTACTTATTTTGTGTGATACAAAATTAGTTGAAGAACAAGCAGTTATAACTAATACAACCCCAATTAATAATATTTTTTTCATTTTTGTTTTGGTTTTAGGGTTAAACTAATATTACGTGTATAAATATTAGTCATTTTAAAGTCATTTTAAATTTATAAAAGACGTCATATTAAAAATTTGGCTTCTGCAAAAATTGTTCGTATATTACACGCATAATAAGAAATAAAGGTTATGGAAACAAAAATAAGTTTAGTAATTCAAAGTATGTTAAATGATGCTATGATTGAAGTTAATCATCCAATGTTAATGGAAGAAGCTCAAGAACGTTTACGTTTTGTAAAGTATTTAATTCACTACTACCCAAACACTAATAAAAAAATTAATGTTGATGTAGTTTACAACCAATGGAGAATAAATTTAACTTAAATTTGGAGAATTAAAAAACATTTATTATATTCAAATAAAAATAAAATTATGACACGAGAAGAATTCGAAAACAAGCACCTTGATTTAGTTAATGATTTAATTCATTTAAATAATGAAATTGGAGAAACATGGGCATACCACCCAGAAAACTCAAATCGTATTGATCCAATTCACTACCATGCTATTTTGGTAGAAAAAGCAAATCAATTAGAAGCAAAAATTGATGCCCTTGTAAAACAATATGGCTCAATATAGTTTCATAAAAGAAGGTAATATTAAACATAGTCGAGAGGTAGTTATGAAGCATATTAAAAAGCTTCAACCTCTTAACTATAATAAATTTATGTGGTGGCGTACACATACTGATAAAATTGTACCACTTGGTAAACGAGCACCACTTAAAGAACGTATTTTAAATGGTGATTTTAATCCATCATCATATTTGTGGCAAGCACAATTTGCTTTATATACTGCTTTAGATAAACTTGATTTAACTAAACACGATCACCAATTACAAATAGAAATATTAGCTGTTGATCTTGCTCGTTATAAACGTTTAATGGAAGATTTTAGTAAAGAAGAACCATCACGCTTAGAAGCTTTATATGATGCTTTTACAACATCATTCCAGATTACACGTGAAGAATTAGAAGAAAGATTAATTCAATGGCCTGGTGATATTATGAGTTTCTATGAATCATGCTATATGTTTATGCGTACTACACCAGCTGAAAATAGAAAAAGCTTCCGTAATCGTCCTACTAAAGTAGTTCAAGTAGCACAACCCCAAATTAAGCGTAAAAGAGGTCGTCCTCGTAAAAATGAAATGTTTTAAAAATGGTAGAAATAATTAGGCATACTCTTGGGTTTTGTGGTGATACATGGCATCCAACTCTTTCTACAGTAATTGCTGGTGGGCTTGGATTTTTACCAAGTTTTAATTATATTTATTTCAAATATATTAAGCGTTATGAAAAGAAAAATTAAGGTTTCACACGAAGTTCCGTTTTGTTTATTAAATTATAGTAGAGAGTTTAACGATTATGATTATTGTTTACCTCATTTATTAGATCAAAACGAAGAGTACAAAGCATATTTTATACAAGCAAAAGCAGAAGGTCGTTATATTGTAATGGACAATTCACTTCATGAATTGGGTACAGCATACGATAATAAGTGTTTAATGTATTGGATAAACGTATTAGAGCCAAATGAATTTATGGTGCCTGATGTATGGGAAAATAAAGTAGCATCAATTGTAAACGCTCGAGCTTGGTCTAAATATGAACTACCAGAAGGTGTTACTAAAGTAGCAGTTGTTCAAGCAAAGTCATTTGCTGAATCATTAGAATGTACTCACATTTATAAAGATTTAGGTTATAAAAAAATTGCATACTCGTATGGTGCTTCTTATTACAATAAAATTGTTGAACATCCAAATAAAAATTTAGGTAAAGCATTAGGTCGTATTAAAGTAATTACTGATTTGTATAAAAAAGGTATTTTAACACCTTATGATAGAGTACATTTATTAGGATGTCAAGTACCTCAGGAATTTGGTTGGTATCAAGGTATTGAATGTATCGAATCAATTGATACATCAAATCCAATTATGGCTGCTTTAGAAGGCGAAGCTTATAATTTTTATGGTTTAACTGATAAACCAAAAGCTAACATGAATGATTATCAAGATATTGCTACTGAAAATGTAGATTTAGATTTAGTTGATAATAATGTTGAAATGTTTAGACTTATTAATAATTTATAAAATATGAATACACAAACTGAATATAAATCTTTATACGAGTATTTAGGTCATCCTGCAGGTTCAGACCTAGGAAAAAAAGTAGCAGAATCCGCTGCAGCTGAAAAGGTTAGAATTTCTGTAAAAGATGTTAAAAATTCTAAATATGAAGGAAAAATCATGGTTTATCCTGTAGATTGGTTAGATTATTACTTCTCTAATATAAAATAATATGAAAACAGAAACAAAAAAATCACCGGATGTAAATCCAGCATTTGAAGAAATGCTTAGAAAAGAATTAGATAAAATTTGGGAAAATCGCTTTAACATAAGCTTGAGAAACCTAGAAATTTTACGTAGATTAGCTAACAAATTATATTAATATGAAAAAACAAGCAGTATTATCACTAAGTGGAGGTATGGATAGCTCTACTTTGCTGCTTCGTCTACTTGCCAATGGCTACGAAGTAACAGCATTATCCTTTGATTATGGTCAAAAACACAACGTTGAGCTTGAACGTGCTCAATCATTAGTTGATTATTTAAATTCACAATGTACTGAAAATAATTGTTACGGTGGATGTAAAATTACTTATCAAGTAATTAAATTAGATGGTTTAGCCCAATTATTAAATTCATCATTAGTATCAGGTGGTTCTGAAGTACCTGAAGGTCACTATGCTGAAGAAAATATGAAGGCAACTGTAGTTCCAAATCGCAATAAAATATTTAGTTCAATTATTCAAGCAGTTGCCTTATCAGTTGCTGAACAAAAGAATACTGAATGTGCTATTGCAATGGGGATACATAGCGGTGACCACAGTGTTTATCCTGACTGTAGACAAGAATTTAGAGACATTGATTACCAAGCATTTCTATCAGGTAATTGGGGTGGTGAAAAAGTAATTTATTATACTCCATATCTTGATACTGATAAATTTGGTATTTTAGAAGATGGTGCATCATGTTGTGAATGTTTAGGTATTGATTTTGATGAAGTATATTCACGTACAAATACATCTTATAAACCAATTAAAATTAATAGGAAATGGTATAGTGATTATAAATCTGCTTCGTCTGTTGAGCGTGTAGAAGCGTTTATTAAATTAGGTCGTCCTGATCCTGCAGAATATGCTGATGCAAATGGAATTGTAACATGGGAACACGTAGTAAATGAAGTAACTAAAGTATTAGAAAGTCATGGAAACTAAGAAAAAACAACCCAAAATGAATGTGTGGCAAGAATCACATAAGGAAATTAATTTTGATAAACTTCCTGATCCAAAAAATCACCAACTAATTAGCTTTCTTAAATCAGCAGTTAGAATTACAGGTTACCTTGCTTTACCTTTTGGTATTGGACTAGGGGTAACTATTTTAGTTATCAGTGAACTTATAGGAATTATAGAAGAATTAGTATAATGGCTAAACAAAGAAAAAAATATACACCATCAAACATGTATGTTGTAATTAACAAACATGGAGAAGTATTTATAGGATTACAACGAGGTTATCCTGTATATTCTTCTAATTGGGATGAAGCAAAACCATTAAATAAGGAAAGTACCACTTATTTAATAGAAGAAAAAGGTACTGAATTAATATCCGAAAACGAATTTTATAAATAAAAACAATGAAACAACTATTTTATTTCTCCGCAGGGTGGTGTGTACCATGCCAAACCTTAGGTCCTATTATGGATCAAGTATCAACCCAAATCCAAGTACAAAAATTTAATATTGATTATGAAGCTGATCTTATTACAAAATATGGAGTTAAAAGTATTCCTACTGTAGTACTCGTGGAAAATGGACAAGAAGTACGTAGATTTACAGGTGTAAAAAGTTATAATGATATAATTAGATTTGTTAACAATGGGTAGTTTTAGATCAACAAAAATATTTGATGGATACAGTTGTGTATTTCGTCAATGGAAAGCTGAAGGAACACATTGT